CTCCAGGGCCTCCAGGGTCTTGGTAAGGTATGGTAAGAGAGGGACAAGCGGCACGTTGTTCACTGGTGCCCGATTGGGCCATGCACGCCAGCACTTCCACTTGGTAGATTGTGGGTGAGCAGTTTTCGGCGGAGGACTGTTCGACCTAACGTCCCACGACTCGCATGAGTCTGGGGCGTTTTGTTTTGCGTTTGTTACTCGACACCGGAAGTTCACGCTGGAGCAGCCGCACGAGATTACCAAGAAGGGTCCGCGCGGTGGAAAAAAGCGAAAGAGCAGAGCCCGACAGAAAGGATCATCAAGACAAGACCGCACATTTTCAGTAATGTCTCTTTTGTGTTAGGGCACACCACAATTTTCTGTTGCCGCCAATTTGGTATATCTGGTAAGGTATATGTGGTATAAACGAAGAGGTTATTCTTAAGTCGAGTTCCTTCCTGAGCGGAGGAGCCTTGAGATAACCCAGTTCCCTCTGAGCGGGGAGCCCTAGAACTAGCACCAGATACAGTTCGGAAGAGCAGTCAAATCGTTATTGTTGGTAAGCACCAGAGCCCTGCAAAAGACCAGGTTCCTTGCACCATTTCGGAACCGGGGCAATCTGCACGGCGGTGCTTGTCGGAGTGATCATGGCTCAGGGTGAGCTACTAAAACGGTTAGAAAAGTTGGAGGCGAAGGAGAAACGATCCAAACTCCTTTGTGCTAAGGAACCTCAAGCTAAGGATGCAGAAGTAGTTGCCCGCAAAGTCCGCGATCCGTTGAACTGGCTTCAGCACCACACCCAAACCAAGGATCCACACTGGCGCGAGGCCGGAGCCAAATCTCCCTACCGGCCGTTTCCAGACAAGCCATACTTCCGGCCGATCATTGATGCGTTGCAGCGTGAGCCAGTTGTGTTCTGTGCGAAAAGTCGCGACCTGATGCTGTCGTGGCTGTTTGTCGGTTTCTTCACGCATGACTGCATGACCACGCCGGGCGTAGAGGTGCTGTTCCAGAGCCAGACAGAAGAAAAAGCTGCGGAATTGGTGGACTACGCGAAAACCCTTTACGGCCGCCAGGACGCAGACATCAAGGCGCTCTATCCGCTCGACGCACCGTTGGCAAAGCAAAGCTGGCTCGAGCTGAACTTCCGCCATGGCAACCGCATCGTGGGGATTCCGCACGGTGCGGATAAGATCAGGTCTTACCACCCAACTGCATTGTTCATCGACGAGGCCGCATTCGTACCGGACGCGGGTCAGTCGTATGACGAAGCGGTTGCGGCATGTCAGAAGATTGCGGTGTTGTCGTCGGCCAATACTGGCTGGTTTGAAAGCGTTGTGGTTTCAGCGGAGTAGACCATGAAAGAACTCGTACAAGGGCTAACTGAAAAGCGGACTCCGGAAGGCATTTGCGTGCTGCGTGCGCATTACACCGCCGACCCCGAGCGTCGGGCGCCGGAATGGAAAGAGCGAGAACGGCGCAAATACACTTCGGAGAGCGCGTGGCAGGCCGAGCAGGAAATCGTATTCGGGGCTGGCGGAGGTGAACGACTGTTCGCTGAGATCCTCACGCGGTACGCCCATAAGATCATCATCGACCCGGAAAAGTCGGGATTCAAACCCTCCCCCCACTGGAACTACTTCGGCGGGTTCGATTCAGGAAAAGCGAACCCCACTGCAGCGCTCGTGGCGTGCATCGATTTTGATGGGATCATCTACATCCTGCGGGAATACTACCAGCCTCACTTGAGCCCCAAGCAGCACGCGCCATCGTTGCAGCGCTTGCAGGGATTTATGGGCAATCCGATCTATTCAGATCCGTCAATTTTCTACGCTAACCAAGCGCAGAACGATGGTACTTTCAAGGCCATTTCATCGCTGTACGCAGAGGAGGGAATTGACAACCTGGCCCCAGCGCCAGAAAACAATGAGCTTCTCGGAATGGAGCGTATTCTTCGGCACTGGATGAACCTAGACCAGCAGGAGCCGACCCTCAAGATATTGTGTCCAGAGCGCAGCCGCGACATCGCGAAGCCACAATTCGGTGTCCACAACGAAGGCTGCCCTAATCTTTTGTGGGAGCTCCGACGTGCTCGACGGGCAGAATCGACGCCAACCCAACTGGCCACTAAAAATCCCACAGAGAAGATCGTCGACAAAGACAACCACTTGCGGGACTGTCTCAAGTATCTCCTTCTTACCATACCGAATCCAGCAGAGAAGAGTTGGCAAATGAAGGCCACTGAGGCCATTGCTCCCCTTGCAGCGGCAGGCGATTTCACCTCAGCCTACGTTCGGTATCTGCAGATGAAAGCGGAGGCCGAAGGAAGCAACCGACCGATATATATCGGCCGTCGCCGCATTAGGAGGTATTGATCATTCCTCATTCCGCAGCGAGGCTCGGGAGTACTTCGATACGCGAAGAAAGATCATTCGAAACGCCGCAGACTGATACCAAGTCGAAAGTCGCTGCCAATTGTTTCTATAAGGAGACCAAATGCAGACCAAGCGAAGAGAAAGTCGTTGCAAAGGCCGGACGAAAGCAGGGAAGCCCTGTGGCGCTGCGGCCACCGCGGGCGGCCTATGCTTCTTTCACGCTAATCCCAACAAGGCCTCGGAGCTAGGCCGAATCGGGGGCCGAAGCAAGCGTCATGCTGCCTTCGAAAATGGAGATCCACTGCCGACATTGGACAACGCGGTTGCACTGCTCGATACCGCTGGGCGTTTGGTCGCCGATGTGCTTGCGGGCAAAGTTCCGCACAGGGTCGCGGCTAGCCTGGCCCCGCTGATGAACCTGCTGCTGCACGCGATCAAGACAGCGGGTATCGAGCAACGACTGGTGAGGTTGGAGCAGCAGTCGAATCTGAGGGACAGCGCCGCTCCTGAACCTGCAGTTGCACGCGATCAAGACAGCGGATCTGGAGCAGCAATTGAAGCCGAGGGACAGCACCTCTGATGAACCTGCAGCTGCACGCGATCAAAAGAGTGAATCTTGAGCGGCGAGTGGCGAGGCTGGAAAAGTTGTTGCGGCGCTGGAGTGGGGCGACCTCCCGCAGCTCAGCCAAGTTCCACCGAATGCCGAGAACGGGAAAGCCACCAAGGCTGACGGCTTGGAAGGTGGCTCAGATAACAACAAATCATAGCTTTGGATGCCTTAAGCCATCCGAAGCCACGAAGCCATCAAGCCTGTATAACTTTTCAAACGCTTTCCGAGCGACAATTGGTGAGTCGAACAAATGGCACTACCGAGGATCACCAAGGTTACGGCAAGTTAATGTTTTACTGTTACTGCCCCTGGGACTATTCGATGCGCAACAGTAGAACGGGTTCGACCATGAATTCAAAAGTGTTGATTGCATCGACGGCGGCCCGAATCGTAGGTTCAGAAACCGGCTCTACGGTGACTCGCAGTCTCAGTTCTGAATCACGCTTTCAGGAGCAAACCACGTGAAGAGATTGGCCAGTCGTCATATAGGGATCCTCGCTGTCGCCCTGTTCTGCATTTTCTCCTGGGCGCTTCAGGCGCAAGTGAACGTCACTACTTATCACAATGACAATGCGCGGACAGGGCAGAACACTCAGGAAACAATCCTTACTCCGGCTAACGTGAACAGCAGCCAATTTGGCAAGCTATTTTCTGTAACTGTCGACGGGTGGGTGTACGCCCAGCCTTTGTATCTCTCGAACGTGACGATTGGCGGTGGCACTCATAACGTCCTTTACGTCGCCACCGAGCACGACAGTCTGTACGCCATTGACGCGGACAGTGGAATCATTTACTGGCAGATCAGCTTGATTCCATCCGGCGGCAGCACCGTCAACAGCAGCACGGATCTGGGTTGCGGTGACCTGGTCCCGGAGGTCGGGATCACGGGAACACCGGTCATCGATCCCACCACGGGGACGATCTACCTAGTGGCGAAGTCAAAAGTCAATGGCAGCCTGGTCCAGTATTTGCACGCCATCAACGTAGCTACCTCGGCTGAGAAATTCAGTGGTCCGGTATTCATACAGGCGACAGTGCCGGGAACGGCATCGGACGGCAACGGCACAACCGTTAGCTTTAACCCTCACTTCGAAAATCAGCGTGCGGGCCTGTTGTTGGAGAATGGGCACGTAGTGATTGGATGGTCCGCGCATTGCGACATCAGCCCCTGGCATGGCTGGATCATGTCGTATAGCGCCAGCACGCTTGCGCAGGAAGCAGCTTTTAACACTTCCGCCGACGGCAGCGCCAACGGCGTTTGGATGAGCGGAGGAGGACTGGCCGCGGATGCCAACGGAAACATCTTTTTCGCAACCGGAAATGGCACCTGGAATGGCACGACGGACTACGGCGATAGCATCGTCAAACTGGGACCTCCGAGCGGAGGCAGCTTTCCGGTACTGGATTATTTCACGCCTTACAACCAGAGCAGTTTGGCCGGTGGCGACACCGACGTTGCGTCCGGCGGACTCGTACTACTGCCGAATCTTTCCTCCGGGCAGCAACTGCTGACGCAGATGGGCAAGGAAGGGAAGATGTACCTAATTGATCGCAATAATATGGGCAAGTATTGCGTCAACGATGTTCCACCTTGCAATGGCAGTGATCCGAATATCGTGCAGGAGATTCCGGGGGCAACCGCCGGAGTTTGGGGCACGCCAGCCTATTGGAACGGCAGCGTGTACTGGGGCGGAGGCAGCGATGGCGGTGGGCCGGACAATCTGAAGGCATTTTCGTTCAACGCCAATAACAGTGGACTGATTTCGGATTCTCCCACGTCAGAGAGCACGAAGCAATTCAGTTTTTCCGCGCCTTCGCCAACCATTTCGGCCAACGGCAACACCAACGGAATTCTTTGGGGTTTGGATGATAGTGCGTTCGGATCGACGTGCAGTGGCGGCTCCAATTGCCAAGTGCTTTACGCCTATGACGCGACCAATCTGGCGAACATGCTCTACAACAGCAGCCAGGCCGCGAACAACCGCGATGTCCCCGGTGGTGCGGTGAAGTTCGCAACACCGATCGTCGCAAATGGCAAAGTTTACGTGGGCAGTCAGTTGAAAGTATCCGCCTATGGCGCAACTAGCGCGACGCCGACGGTGACGAGTGTGAATCCGAACAACGGGCCGGCGGCGGGTGGGACGGCGATCACGATCAGCGGGACGAACTTCGTGAGTGGGGCGACGGCGACGTTGGGAGGTACGGCAGCGACGAACGTGGTAGTGGTAAATAGCACGACCATCACGGCGACGACGGCGGCACATGCGGCGGGAGCGGTGACGGTGACGGTCACGAACCCGGACACGCAGAGCGGGAGTTTAACGAACGGATTCACCTACACATCATTGCCGGCGCCGACGGTTACGGGGGTGAATCCGAACAACGGGCCGGCGGCGGGTGGGACGGCGATCACGATCAGCGGGACGAACTTCGTGAGTGGGGCGACGGCGACGTTGGGAGGTACGGCAGCGACGAACGTGGTAGTGGTAAACAGCACGACCATCACGGCGACGACGGCGGCACATGCGGCGGGAGCGGTGACGGTGACGGTCACGAACCCGGACACGCAGAGCGGGAGTTTGACGAACGGGTACACCTATAGCGGGACGGCACCGATTAGTTTTGCGCAGGTGAGTTCGGGGCCGAGCACGATCCAAAGTTCTAACTCGTCGGTTGCGGTCCCCTACGGCAAGGCGCAGACGGCGGGCGATTTGAACATCGTGGCGGTGGGCTGGGGAGATAGCAGTTCGACGATCAGTTCAGTGACTGACAGCCTAGGGAACACCTACAGTCTGGCGGTGGGGCCGACCAGCATTAGTAATCTGCAGCAGTCGATTTACTATGCCAAGAACATTGCCGGGGGCAGCAACACGGTGACGGTGACGTTCAACCAGGCGGCAGCGTATCCGGATGTACGGATCCTCGAGTACAGCGGTCTCGACACGATCAGTCCGCTGAATGTGACGGCGGCAGCGGCAGGAAGCGGGACCAGCGCCAGCAGTGGTTCGGCGAACACGACCGCGCCGAATGAATTGATCTTTGGGGCAGGGACTTGCGCCAACGAATTCTCGGGACCCGGGTCTGGATTTACTAACAGGATC